TGGCTTACATCAATCTGCTGACCGCCGCCCAAAGGGAAATCGGCAGCCGGGGTCGGACGTGGGCAGCGGCAGAACGGGAATACCGCGTCGCCTTGGCAAAGAAGATGTTGCAGGAAAGAGACAGCGGAACCCCGGTGACCATTATATCCGATATCTGCCGGGGTTCGCAGGAGATCGCGGAATTGAAATTCAAGCGGGATTGTGCCGAGGTGGTATACAAATCGGCGTTGGAAGCAGTCAATGGGTACAAACTGCAAATCAAAGTGTTGGAAAATCAGATTGACAGGGAGTGGAGGGGATGATCTGCCCAATATGTGAACGCGGCAAGGTGGGCGTAGGGAATTCTTACGTCCACTGTCCGGCATATGGGCTGGTGCACATGAGCCATTGCACTAAGGATAAATGCCCGTACCACAGAAACGAGATCAGCACCGATTGGTGCCGGTACAAGAGGAAAAGAGGTGCTGCGGTTGGCACGTCCGCAAAAGACGGGGCTTGATTACTTTCCTGTCGATGTGGACATATTCTCGGATACCAAAATACGAATCGTGATGGCGCGATTCGGCGCGGACGGCTTTGCATTTTATATGTACTTGCTGTCCAGGATTTATAGGGACGGATTCTGTGTAAAAGCGGATGAGGATTTTATCCTGATAGCTTCCGCAGATCTGCAAATGAGCAGAGAGAAAATAGGACAGATGTTGAGCTTCTTCCTTGACCGGTCACTGCTTGACAGCATACTTTTCAAGGCGGACAAGATCCTGACGTCCAGTGGAATACAGAAGCGTTATCAGGAGGCTGTAAAGTCCCGGGCCTCCAAAAACGCTGTGACGGTAGACGGACGGTATTGGTTGTTGAAGACCGATGAAACCGAATCCTTTATTCAAGTGCGTCAACCTGAGAGTTTTTCCGAGAAAAACCCCAATAAATCCGAGAAAAACCCCAGTAAATCCGAGAATAACCCTCTAAAGGAAAGTAAAGGAAAGAAAAGTAAAGGAGAGGAGAGGAAAGCGCCGGCCTCCCTCTCCCCCGCCGAACAGCGGGAGGAGCTGGAAAGGAAGTACGGGATAACATTGGTGGAAGTGTACCTTGCCAAGGCGGGAAAGTACCGCTATGAGGGAGACAAAGCCATAGAAAAGGCCGCGCAATGGTTGACGGAAGATGAGGCAAGAGGAAAGATCACGGCCTTGCCTCCGAAAGAAGAAACCTCCCTGGATATGGAGGGATATATGGCGCAGGTAATGACGTATGCGCCGAAATACAGAAAGGACGATGGAGTATGAATGTTATCTGCATAATGGGCCGTTTTCCGTG